GGCTGGGTGCGTTATACTAACGATACGCCATCTGAAGAAGAAGTGATTGCGGCTCCTGTCAATACATTGGAAGTAAAAAGACGTCGTAAAACTATCGAGTAAAGGGTGAGTTATGGCAATTTATACCGCCAACGATCAAATTAATGGGGCGCTACGTCTATTAGGAGTATTGGCTGAAGGTGAAACTCCGTCTGCCGCCACATCGCAAGATGCTTTAGCTGCTTTAAATCAAATGATTGATTCATGGAATACTGAGCGTCTATCGGTATTTTCTACGCAAGACCAAGTATTCAATTGGCCTCCTAATGTACTCAGTAGAACGCTAGGGCCTACAGGTGACTTTGTAGGTAATCGACCTGTTCTATTAGACGATTCAACTTACTTTATTGATCCTGCCAACGGTATCTCGTTTGGTATTAAGATGATTAATCAACAACAATACAATGGTATTGCGGTTAAGACAGTCACTAGCACTTACCCGCAAGTCATATTTACCAATATGACATACCCTAACATTGAAATGTACATATATCCTAAACCAACTAAAGTGTTGCAATGGCATTTTATTTCGGTTCAAGAGTTAACACAACCTGCTACGCTTTCAACTAATATATTGTTCCCACCAGGCTATTTAAGAGCTTTTAGATATAATTTAGCTTGTGAGTTTGCTGCCGAGTTTGGCGTTGAGCCAAGCCCACAAGTATCACGGATTGCGATGACGTCTAAGCGCAACCTAAAACGTGTTAACAACCCAGATGACATTATGTCTTTGCCGTACAGTATTGTTGGTACACGCCAACGCTACAATATATTTGCAGGAAATTATTAAGGATAAACCATGACTACGATTGCTATTTCCGCTTTACCTATTGCGACTTCGCAAGCTGGCGCTGATGTATTGCCAATTGTGCAAGCATCTACTAGCACGACTAAACAACTTTCTGTAAGTAATTTATTTACTAGCCCTACGTTTGTTACCCCTGTACTTGGGACAGTAACGTCAGGCAATATTTCTGCTTGTACTAGCACTAATATGGCTTTAACTACGCCTGTACTTGGTAATGCTACAGGCACAAGTCTTAGCACGTCAGGTAATCAAGTAATTTCTGGCACAGGTAAACAAGGCTATGCTTCAGGTTCAGGCGGCACAATAACTCAAGCTACTAGCAAAGCAACGGGCGTTACACTAAGTAAATCTAATGGTCAAATTACTTTAAATAACGCTGCATTAGCGGCAGATACAACAGTTAGTTTTACCTTAACTAATACCGTAATTGAAGCCAATGATGTTTTAGTAATGAATCATATTAGCGGTGGTACAGCAGGTTCTTATTTGTTAAATGCTCAATCGGCTGCTGGATCCGCAAGTATTAACGTGCGTAATATTACAACAGGCTCGTTGTCAGAAGCTATTGTTATTGCGTTTGTTGTAATTAAGGCTGTAACTTCATAAATAATGAAAACACCGATTTTAGGTCAGTCTTATGTTGCACGTAGCGTTAATGCGGCAGATGCCCGTATGGTTAACCTTTTTCCTGAAGTTTTAATTGAAGGACAAGAAACAGGATTTTTACAGCGAGCGCCTGGGCTAAAATTTTTACAGACAATTGGTAATGGCCCTATTCGAGCCTTATGGGCGCATCAAACAAATGGTTCTGATTTCTATGTAGTATCTGGCCAAGAATTTTATAAAGTAACAAACGCAACGTCTACGCCGACTCTTTTAGGTACAGTATCAGGCAAAGGCCCCGTATCTATTGCGGATAACGGCACGCAACTATTTTTAGCCTGTAATCCTAACGGTTATATTTATAACGAATCAACCAACGTCTTTGCACAGATTACGGATCCTGATTTTGCAGGTGCTGTAACTGTATCTTATTTAGACGGTTATTTTGTCTTTAATCAACCAAACAGCCAAATAATATGGGTTTCACAGTTGCTAGACGGCACGTCAGTTGATCCGTTAGATTTTGCTAGTGCAGAAGGTTCACCAGACGGCGTAGTTGCGTTAATATCCGACCACCGTGAATTATGGGTGTTTGGTACAGATTCTGTTGAAGTTTGGTACGACTCAGGTGCAGCCGATTTTCCTCTTACGCGTATTCAAGGTGCTTTTAATGAAATTGGTTGCGTTGCACCATTTTCAATAGCTAAGTTAGATAACGGTTTATTTTGGTTAGGCACCGATGCCCGTGGTCAGGGTATTGTTTACCGCGCTAACGGCTATACAGGTGTTCGGGTTTCTACCCATGCAATCGAATGGCAAATTCAACAATACGGCAATATATCGGATGCGGTAGCGTATACCTATCAACAAGACGGCCATGCGTTTTATGTAATTAGTTTTCCTACAGGTAATGCTACTTGGGTTTACGACGTAGCTACGCAGGCTTGGCATGAACGGGCAGGTTTTATTAACGGTAACTTTACAAGGCATCGTAGCAATAACCAATGTAACTTTGGTGGGGCTATTATTGTTGGCGATTACGAAAATGGCAACATCTATCAATTTGATTTAAATACTTACGCAGATAATAATCAACCTCAAAGATGGTTACGATCATGGCGTGCATTAATGCCAGGACAAAATAACTTTAAACGTACTGCACAGCACACTATGCAATTAGACGCTGAAACAGGCGTGGGGCTAAACGCATACCCTGCGTACGATGCTGAAGATTTAGCAACAGAAGATGGTAAAGAAATTATTGCGCAGTTTACACAAGTTATATTAGCTACGCAATCAGGGTTAGAATTAAGTACAGAAAATAATGACCAAAATCAAACTTTAGGTACTAATACAGGTTTTGACATTCAAGGTTATATTTTATCTACTAATGCTTATACAGCAGCGCCTGGGTATAATCCTCAAGCTATGTTGCGTTGGTCAGATGATGGTGGCCATACTTGGTCTAATGAGCATTGGGCATCTATGGGCAAAATAGGTCAATTTGGGTTTCGTACCTTTTGGCGTCGCCTTGGTATGACTCAAAAATTACGTGACCGTGTTTATGAAGTGTCTGGCACCGATCCAGTAAAGATTGCTATTATTGGCGCAGAATTATTAGTGTCGCCAACAAATGCCTGATCCAATTAACATCACGCAGATTCCTGCGCCTAGAGTTGAATTAATTGACCCACGCACAGGTTTAATGTCACGGGAATGGTTTAGGTTCTTTAACAACATTTATACAATTGTAGGGGCGGATCTAGGCATTATTCAAATCCCTAATGGCGGTACAGGGCTAAGTAGTTACCCTACTAATGGTCAATTATTAATTGGTAATACGGCAGGGCAAAAGTATGATTTAAAAACTTTAACTGCGGGTTCAGGTATAACCATTACCAACGGCGCAGGTAGTATAACTATTGCTGGCACAGGCGGTACGGTTACTAGCGTGTCTGTTGTGTCTGCTAATGGTTTTGCAGGTACGGTGGCTAATAGTACGACTACGCCTGCAATTACTTTAAGTACAACTATTACAGGTATTCTTAAAGGCAACGGTACGGCTATTAGCGCCGCCGTAAGCGGTACAGACTATGCACCAGCTACAAGTGGCACAGCTATTCTTTACGGCAACGGTGCAGGTGGGTTTAGCAATGTCACCGTAGGCACAGGATTAACTTTTGCAACTGGAACATTAAGTACAAGCGGTACTGTAACAACTAATGCACCATCTACCAAAGTAGCCAATTTTAGTGTAGCATCTACAGATACATGGTTAATAAACAACAAATCAGGCTCTACTTGCACAGTTACGTTACCTTCACCATCTAGTAATACAGGGCGTGTTTTATACTTTGTTAACTATCAGAATCAACTATTAGTATCAGCATCTAGTAATGTTGTGCCAAGGGCAGGCGGATCTGCGGGTACAGCCATACTAGATAACGTAGCAGGTAATTGGGCAACACTTGTGTCAGACGGCACGAATTGGGTTACAACACAAGCAGCATCAAACAACAACTTATTGCTGGAATAAAGGACATAATATGGCAGTTAATCTATCCCCCGTCGGCGGCGCAGCCCAACAGTTTTTTGACAATAGCGGTAACGTACTAACTGGCGGTAAAATCTTTACTTACGCTGCTGGAACATCTACCCCGCTTGCGTCATACACTTCATCTAGCGGCGCTACGCCACACGCTAACCCTATTATTTTAGATGCGGCAGGGCGCGTGCCAGGCGGTGAAATTTGGATAACAAACAATGTTGCGTATAAATTTATTCTTCAAGATGCTAATAATGTGCTACTTGGAACTTATGACAATATTGTTGTTAGTTTTGCGGATGCGTTTAACATACCTTACACCCCACCATTTACAGGTAGTGTAACTACCAATGTGGGGGATAAGTTAGCGCAATTTTTAAGTATTCAAGACTTTGGCGGTGTCGGCGACGCGTCAACAGATGATACAGCGGCGGTGCTTGCTGCAATCAATGCTATTGATGAATACGGCACTATCCTATTAAATAATGGTATTTTTAGAATTACACAAAATATCCATATTACTAAATCAATTAATATTATTGGTACAGGCGTTAACTCAGGGTTTCTTCTTGATCTTAATACTAGTACTGACGGAATTAAATATGGTAATGTTGAAAGTTTAAGTAGCGCTACTTGTTTATTTCATAGTCTTTGGAAAGATTTTGTTATTTATGGTGAAACAAACTCATGTAAAAACGGTTTAATCTTAGTAGGATTAATCCAATGTTCATTTGTTAATATTCATGTTATGGTAGGAACGGCATCTAATGCGTATGCTGTTATTGCTTCTAGTTTGCAATCTTGCCGACCAGTTGAATTTAACTTTAATCAATTCTATACAGACTATCCTATTCCTTGTACTGTACCCGCAAATGGCTTTAGTGGACAAAGTTTAGCTGGCGGTGTAACAGGGCTTATTGATTGTGAGTTTAGATTAATTGCTGATGGTGGTATGGGCTATGGCATTAATATGCAAGGCATGACAGCTAGTACTTTATCAGGGCTATCAGAAGGTAATTCAATTTATGCTTTAGCTTTACAGAATTGTAGCTACAATAACATTCGTAATTTTTACATGGAAGCTGGCGGCGCAACAATATCATTAATTGATGCAGATGGTGTGCGTAATGTATACGGACCAGGCATTTTTCACAATGGTAATCAAGTAGGTATTCAATTACAAGAATGTGACGGATGCGTTATTGATGGCGTAACTATTACTAAGTTAGTTATTGACTCGGGTACAAAAAATACTAAGATTGGCAATATTTCAACTGAAGGACAAACAATATCAGATATTGTAGATAATGGTACTGCTACAACTCAATTAAATGCTAATACAACTGGTTACTTAGGTATTAATACAGCAGGTCAATTATCTGACTTTAGTAGCATTGTTAATAATGGTTCGTTAGAACGATGGGTTGATACAACAACACCAAAAGGGTCTTGGTCTACAACTAGCGCAACAATGACTCGTAACACAGCTATTGTTAAGCATGGTGTATCTTCAGCCTTATGTGCTACGGCATCTTTATATCCTGCAGGTTATGTAAGGCTAACCATTCCATCTTTAACAACTGCAATAAGTGGTAATCGAGTAACTGTAACGGGTTGGATTTATGTAGCAAGTGGACAGCCAGACGTAACTATTTTTGCTTGGTACGATAGTGGCGCACAGGTAACAGGGGGCTTAACCGTAACTGAAAAAAACGTATGGAAAAAAATAACTCTAAACTTAGATGTAAATTACTTGCAAGCATATTCTACGTTACAGATTATATTTGCTCATCAAACAACTATAGGAAGTTTCTACTTAGATGGTTGGTCAGCAGTTGCTGGTAGTGCAGGTGGCCATGCTTATTTCACACCAAATGCCAATGAGTTTGCAAGATATACAGGTCAAGCAACATTTAATCCAGGCACTATTGCAGATGGTGCTTTTGTAGCTCAAAATTTTACGGTGCTTGGTGCAACTTTAGGAATGTCAGCAACGGCAGGAGCTGGCGTAGATGTGGTTGATTGTTTAGTAACGGCAACAGTAACGGCAGCAGATACAGTTACTGTAGTAATTCAAAACGAAACTGGTGGTTCTGTAACATTGGGCAGTTCAACTTGGTATGTGTCAGCAGTCAATATTACCGTATGAACATAAAAATGAACGTCACGTATGGTCAAGGATTTTTGCCTAATAAGTCTTTTGACTTAAAAGGTAAGATTGAAATCCTTGAAGATGCTTTTTTACAGCAACCTCAAATTGACTGCCCTGTTGTGCATCGTTTTGGCCCTAACATTTATATTCGTGAAGTAACTATCCCCGCTGGATCATTTTCAATTGGTCATTACCAAACTACAACACATTTAAACAATATGCTGGCTGGTAGAGTTACAATGATCAATGATGATGGTACGCATACTGAATTAACAGCGCCACAAACTTTTGTAAGCAAGCCAGGGCGCAAAATTGGGTATATTCATGAGACTGTAATTTGGCAAAACATTTACGCAACTAACGAAACAAATATAGAAACTTTAGAGTCTATGTTTTTAAATAAAAGCGAAACTTGGCAAGAACATCAAAAAAATAGGCAATTATTGCTATCTTTTGATCATTCTGAAGATATTGCGGATTATTACGTTGCTATTGCCGAATACGGTTTTGATCAAGAAACAGTACAAAAACAAGTCCAAAACTTAGATGATCAATGTGATTTCCCGTTAGGTAGTTATAAAGTAATGGTTGCGCTATCAAATATAAACGGGCAAGGGCTATTTGCTACAGGAAACATTGTCGCGGGAGAAATAATTGCCCCTGCTAGAGTTAATGGGCTGCGTACGCCAGCAGGTAGATTTACTAATCATTCAAAAAATCCCAACGCAATCATGATTTTGTTGGATAATGGAGATATAAATTTAGTAGCTGCTACAACTATTGACGGTTGTCAAGGCGGTAATTTAGGTAAAGAAGTTACAATTGACTATCGTCAAGCGTTAAGTTTAGCGATAAGGAGAAATTAATATGTCTGGAATTGCAACCGTAATAGGCGGCAGCGCTATATTAGGAGCTTACACCGCTAGCCGAGCGTCTAGCGCGCAATCGCAAGCAGCAGGCGAAGCTACGCAAGCGCAACGCGACATTGCTGATCAACAAACTGCGCTTCAACGTGAACAATATCTAAAACAACTTGAGCTAAACGCGCCTTTTAGAGAAGCTGGGCTTACAGGCACAAATATGTTGTTAGCTCAGTTGCAAGGCCCATACGGTTCAGCTAAATTTGGCGGTGTGCCAGGTTACGATCCAGCGTCTACTATGAAAAATTTTAGCGGTGTGGCGGGTTACGACCCAGCATCTGCTATGAAAAACTTTGGCGCAGCCGACTTTCAAGCAGATCCAGGCTATGCGTTCCGTTTATCTGAAGGCATGAAAGCGCTTGACCGTACAGCAGCGTCAAGAGGTGGCTTGTTATCAGGCGCTACTCTTAAAGGAGCGCAACGCTACGGATCTGATCTAGCATCGCAAGAGTATGGTAACGCTTATAATCGTTTTCAAGCTAATCGTGCTACGCAATCGCAAGAATATCAAAACGCGTTTAACCGCTATCAAGCTGAACGTGCAGCGCAAGAGCAAAATTACGGTAACGCTTTTAACCGTTTCCAAGCTGAACGATCAAACACGCTTGCCCCGTTGCAAAGTTTAGCGGGTGTTGGACAGTCAGCAACTCAACAAGCTCAACAAGCATCACAAAATTACGCAACGGGAGCTACTGGTGCATTAGCTAACTATGGTAACGCTCAAGGTAGTAACATTATTGGTGCAGGTAACGCAAGAGCATCTGGCTACGTTGGCGGTTCTAACGCGTTAAGTGGTGGTGTTGGTCAAGCGTTAAATTTTTATCAAAATCAAAATTTAGTAAATCAACTAGCAGCTAACCGCGGTGGAAATTATTTAACTGGCCCTACAACAATGGATTATTCTACACCGCTTACTTATGGTGGAACTGGGATAGGATAAGGAATAAATATGGCAACTATTGATCCAAATATCGCAATGGGTTATAAGCCCGTTCAGCTTGAAAATCCATTAAATCAATTGGCGGCGATGACGCAAATTCAAGCTGGACAACAGAGTCAACAACTTAATGCTTTAAAAATACAAGAAGCCGAACGTGAACTTGGTGAAAACAAAGACATTCGTAATTACTTAACAAATGCCGATTTAAAAACACCTGAAGGTAGGGCAGGGTTACGTCGGTTTGGAAAAACAGGTTTAGCGTATGAAAAATTAATATCTGATCAAGAAAAAGCAGACTTAGAACGTACTAAACTTAAAGGTGAAATTAGCGAACAAGATAGGGTTGACAGTAGAGAAGGGTTTAAAAATTTAGTCTTTAATACTTCTGATGAAAATGTTTTAGCACATCTTCAAGATAGTGTTAAAAAAGGTAAAATAACGCCCGAACAAGCCCAACAACAATGGCAATCTGTAGCGTCTATGGACGAAACGCAACGTAAACAACACTTTACAATGTTGAGTCTTAAAGCAGAAAAATATTTTGAATTGAATAAACCACAGATTTTTCAAGAAAATCTTGGTGGCACTAATCGCGTGTCTACAGTACCTGGTATGGGCGGCGCTCCAACAGTTGTAAGTGAAACTAAAAAAACTGCCACGCCTGGCGAATTATTAGTAGATGCAAGAGCTAAAGAACGATTGGCTGCTGAATTGCAAAGCACAGGTACATTAACCCCCGCTGCAATTGACGTGGCAGCTCAAATTTATATCCAAACAGGGCAATTGCCCGCGTTAGGAATTGGCAAAAACGCAGGTAACCTTAAATCATCAATTTTAAATCGTGCAACCGAATTATATGGTAATCCGCCAGGCGCTGCGCCAAATGTTAACGCACCAGCAGGTGCTAATGCGCCCGTACCTTTTAATGCGGCAAACATGGCGGAACAAATTGTTGGTAATAAAATGGATGTTGCAACAAGAACCAAAGCAAACAAAGATTTTTCTACGGGTATACAAGGCCGTCAAGTTACAGCGTTTAACACCGCAATTGACCATTTAGCAACAATGGATAAGTTGTCTGACGCTTTGCAAAATAACGATATTAAAGCTTTTAACTACCTTGGCAACATTGTTGCTAGACAAACAGGGCAACCTGCACCAGTTAATTTTGACGCAGCTAAACAAATTGTTACGGCTGAAATTATTAAAGCGGTGGTTGCAAGCGGTGGTGGTGTTAGAGAGCGTCAAGAAGCAGAAGCTAACTTTGCAACCGCAAATAGCCCAGCCCAGCTTAAAGGTGTTATTAATACATATAAACAGCTCTTGGGTGGTCAGCTTAACAGTTTAGGTTTACAGTATGAAAATACAACAGGTCGCACCGATTTTGATAAAAAATTAACTTCCGAAGCAAAAAGTGAGTATAAAAAAATACGCGAACAACATAACGCAAGCGGTTTACCCCCAGGCGTTGGAGCTAATTGGCAATTGATGCAAGATAAAAAAGGCAATAAAGCGTATGTAAACCCTGCTAATCCTAAAGAAATTATAGAGGTAAAATAATGGCGTTTGACATAAACACAGCGCAGCCAATACAACCCGCGTCTAGTGGGTTTGATTTATCGTCAGCGCAACCTGTACGTCAAAATGTTGGCGCTGAGCCACAAAAAACATTTACTGGTTTTGCAGGTAATGTTTTAAAAAGTGGTGGTGAGATGTTAGGCGGTCTTTACCAAGCTGTTACAAGTCCTATTGAAACAGGAAAGAATTTATTAGATATTGCCGCAGGCGGTGTTTACAACGTATTACCTAAAGAAGTTGTTAG